GCTGTTCTAACGGCCATGGTGGACTTTCCTAANATTCTGTAGTATAAATCCTACAAACATGATCATATACATGCAACAATATAAAGGAGAAAAATATGTCATCTAAAGACCTAGTAATATCAAAACTATCAAACTCACCACTGGTTAAAAAAGAGTATAAACAAATGTTAACCAATATTAATACAAGCCTACCCGCTATCAAACAATCAAGTTCTAATTTTTATAAATCACACTCACAGTTTATGGGAGTGATGTTAGATGTAACAGCAATTACACCTATTAGATCTGTCAAACATACACTAGCTGAACTAGATAAAACTAGAATGGCTCTAGAAGAAGCACAACTTAAAATGATGAAGAAGGATATAGAGCTTCGTCAAAAAGAAAAGAAAATGGCTGATGGAGATTATGCTGATGAGCTAGAAAGAGAACTATTAGAAACTGAGATTCTAGAAGTTAAAGTAAACATGAATAATATACAAAATTCAGTGTCTGGTGCTATTAGAAAGATGAATTTTTTTACTAATCAGTACAAGAGTATCTTGAAGAAGTTAGGTAAAGATGATATCACTGAGGAAGAGTATGAAAAAGAAGAGTCTAGATATCATGTCATGACTTGTCTTAAACAAGCTCTAAACGCTGCACGTGCCCGAGGTGGAGTGATTGATGAAGGAAACTTGATTTATCTCTTCGATATGGGTATAAACAGTGCACAGGCACAAGCTGAAATTTATGCTTATTTGGAAATGGAAAATAAGTTAATGAAGGAAGGTAAAGCGCCTACCCATGAAATGACNATGCAATGGTTAGAAGCATGCGCAGATAAATTNTCAGGNGAAGCAGAAAANTTTGCTGAACGAAGAGGNTTTAAACTGTACGATGAAGAGTCGCTTAATACTAAACTTTTAGATAATAAGGAGAAACCAAATGGCAAATAAAATTGTTAAATATCAACTAGACAACGGTACAATCCCAACTTGGATTGCAGATGGTGGTTACTATCCAGATCCAAACGAAGTCATGATTGGTGCAACTGTAGATGGTTCAACTCAAACAGGAGAAGGTGAACTTGTAAGTCAATCTGCTGTGGAGACGTATTTAGATACATACACATCTACTTGGACTGAAGAAGATCCTAATAATCCAGATGCAACTGTACCATTTGATCAAGCACAAGCTGCTAGTTATATTTGGTCTAAAAAAATAGATTAGGGTTTTTAAATGGCTAACTACCCTCAACTCGATAACTCTTCGGGAGTTTGGAACTTGCGTGATGTATATGACGCGGTTATGGGTGGGTATTGGCCTAATTATAATGCCATTGCAGTTATGTTTCATGGAAGAAGTGGTGGCAAACTTATAGAAAAAATTACCATGTCAACAAATGGTAATGCAACAACTTTTGGAGACTCTACAACAACAAGCGTATACATTGCAAATGGTGGTATGGGTTCTTTTACAAGAGGTTTATCTGCCGGAGGATCTCCACCAGGATCTCCATTAGATGTAATTGATTACATTACTTTTTCTACAGAAGGTAATGCAGCTGATTTTGGAAACTTAACAGTTGCTAGAGGTCAAGTGGGAGCAGGTTCTAATTCTATTAGAGGAATAGCATTGGGTGGAGCAACACCTTCAAGAGTTAATACGATAGATTATGTAACTATTGCATCAGCTGGTAATGCAACAGATTTTGGAGACGCTACAGTATCTAGAAATGAAATAGCACCAATGTTTAGTCCTACCAGAGGTTGTTTTGCAGGAGGACGAACACCAAGTGTTTTAAATACAATAGATTTTGTAGAAATAGCTACAACAGGTAATGCTACAGATTTTGGTGATTTAAGTGTTGCTACATCACTTGCAGGAGGAGCTGCTTCTTCTGTTAGAGGAGTTGTTGCTGGAGGTTTTTCTCCAAGTCTTACAAGTGTTGCTCAATTTATAACAATGGCCTCTCAAGGTAATGCAACAGATTTTGGTAATCTTACGGTTGCTAGACAAGGTGTTTCAGGAACAAGTAATTCAGTAAAAGGAATTTTTTCAGGTGGTGAAGCTCCTGCTTTATCAAATGTAATAGATCAATTAATAATTACAACTGGAGGAACAGGAACGAATTTTGGAGATTTACTAATTGCAGATGATAATATTGCTAGCACTAGTAACTCACACGGCGGACTAAACGACGGGTATCAAGGAACAAGACCATTACCTTTTCAAGAAAATGGTGGGGATAGAGGTTTAATTTCAGGTGGAGCTACCCCTGTTGGACAATCTCAAATTGGTTTTATTACAATATCTTCTACAGGTAATGAAAATGAATTTGGAGATTTATCACAATTTAGAAAAGGTTCAGGTGGTATTGGTGGTAAAACAAGATCAATAATAGGTGGAGGTAATGCAGCTCCAGTAATTACAGCTTCAGCAGTTATTGATTACACAACTTTTTCTACAAAAGGAAATGCAGCAGATTTTGGAGATTTAACAACAGGTAGATTTACTTCAGGTGCTAATAATAATACTAGGGGTTTATTTATGGCAGGTGCAACACCTACTAGACTTAACACTATAGATTATATAACTATTGCATCTATAGGTAATGCAGCAGATTTTGGAGATTGCACAATTGCAGTTTCTCAAGGAGGAGCTTTAGCATCAAATTCAAGAGCCATAAGAGGAGGAGGTTCTAGTCCTAATTCCGATGTTTTAGACTATGTAACAATATCAACAACTGGTAACGCAACAGATTTTGGTAATTTAACTACAGCTAGAAATGAAGTCGCTGCTGTGGGGTCTGATACTAGAGGTGTTTGGGGAGGCGGAGACACAGGATCTGTTTCAAATATTATGGATTATATTACTATTGCATCTACTGGTAATGCCACAGATTTTGGAGATTTATTAGCAGCTCTTTCAGTACAAGGTAGAGGTAATTTGTCTAATACATCAAGAGGTGTTTATGCTGGTGGATATAATGGTTCAAACAACGTAAATACATTGCAATATATAACAATAGCATCAACAGGTAATGCTACTGATTTCGGTGATTTAATACTTTCAGTAGACACTCCTGGTCTTACATCGAATGGTCAAGGAGGGTTAGTAGGTGGCTAGATCAACAACATTTACATATAATGTGACAGTCGTGAACCCTGGTTCAGGAAACAAATACTATATGGATGGTATACTTCAAACATATGTAACTTTATTTCCAGGTTGCACGTACGAGTTCAATCAAGATGACAGTTCTAACTCAGGACACCCATTAAGATTTTCAGAAACATCTGATGGTACACATAACTCTGGATCAGAATACACAACAGGTGTTACAACATCTGGTACACCAGGTTCAGCAACTGCTTGGACTAAAATAGAAGTAACAAGTAATACGCCAATCTATTTATATTATTACTGTTCATCTCACTCAGGTATGGGTGGTATTATTAATGTTTCATCATCTGTTTCTAATAATCGTAAAGGTCTAGTTATGGGAGGTTCTATTGGATCTGCTCCTGGTCCTGCTACAGATACTGTAATGAGTGTTATAATTAGCACTTTTGGAAATTGTGCAGATTTTGGTGATTTAGCTGGTGGTAGTGTTCATAGAAATGCAAGTAGTGTTTCAAATTCTTTAAGAGCATTATGTCAAGGAGGTTCTGGAACAGCTCCTGCCTTTACTAGAAGTAATGTTGTTGATCAATGTTTTTTTGCAAGTAGTGGAACGTCTACTGATTATGGAGATTTAACCGTTGCTAGAGGAGGAGTTGCAGGAGTATCTAATAGCACAAGAGGTTTATGTGCGGGAGGAAATACTCCAAGTACGTCAAACGTTATAGATTATGTTTCGTTAGATAGCCAAGGAGATTACACTGATTTTGGTGACTTAGTGGGATACACACAATACACTAGTGGAAATTTAAACACACCTACTAGGGGTATATTTTTTGGGACAAATGATCCTTCATCACAAAATATAATACAATATGTAACAATAGCTTCAACAGGTAATGCAACAGATTTTGGAGATATGACAATTAACAGACAGTTTTGTGGAGGTGTAACATCCTCTACCAGAGGAGTAATGAGTGGAGGTAATTCTTCACCTTCTAGTCCAGCTAATGTAATTGATTATATAACTATGGCCTCAACAGGTAATGCTACAGATTTTGGAGACCATGCAATTTTATATAATGATAGTGGTATTTGTGGTTTAACTGATACTACTAAAGGATTGTTTACAGGTATTTGTGCTCCTTCAGATGGAGCTAGGTCAACTATTATAGATTATATTACAATAAGCACTACAGGTAACACAGCAGATTTTGGAGATCTTACAGTTGCAACCAATTTTGCAGGCGGTGCAAGTAGTAATCATGGAGGTTTAGCATAATGTCTAATTCAGGAAAAGTTTGGAACATGAAAGAAGTTTATAAAAAAATATCTGGAGATAACTGGACAACAGCTTATGTAGGCTCAACCGATATTGGTTTTGGTATGGGTGGAGAAGAAAATAGCTTCACCGATATTATAGATTTTATAACTATAAACGCTGGTGGACAATTTGTAGATTATGGAGATTTATCAACACCAAGAACAGGTGGTGGTGTTTCTACATCAACAAGAGTAGTTCATGGTGGTGGTGATGTTCCTGGAGGAATATCAAATGTAATTGAATATTTTGAAATAGCGGTCAAAGGAAATACAACAGACTTTGGAGACTTAACTGTTGCTAGAGGTAGAAACCCTGGAATAAATAATGACACTAGAGGTTTATTTTGTGGAGGTACTGATCCAAGTTATACCAATGTTATAGATTACATAACAATAGCATCAACTGGTAATGCATCTGATTTTGGGGATATGATTTCTCCTGCCTTAGGTGGTGGATCAAATAATGTAAACTCTACAACAAGAGGTGTTGTGATGGGTGGAGGTAACCCAGGTAGATCTGACGTTATTCAATACATAACTTTTAGTTCAACAGGAAACATGACTGATTTTGGTGATATTGCTGCTGGAGGAAGTCTTTTAAATGCAGGAGTATGTTCTTCTACAAGAGGAGTATATGGCGGAGGAAACGGAGGTGGAGGTGGAAATCAAATGGGTTATATAACCATAGCTTCTACTGGTAACACAACAGATTTTGGTGATCTAGCATACTCTCCTACAGAAGGATTGATAGGAATAAGTAATTCTACTTTAGGTTTATTTTGTGGAGGAGAACCAGGTCAAACAAATGTAAATAAAATAACAATTGCTTCAACAGGTAATGCAGTAGAGTATGGAAATTTGACTACAAGGCACTCTGAAGGAGCTGGAAGTTCTGGTTCTCACGGTGGACTTTCATAATTAATATGTTATACAGTCTCTATGAAAGAGATTATACAATATTTTCCAACTACTTTTTATTATAAAGAAAACATATTATCTAATTTAGATAAATCAGATATAGTTAAATATTGTTTAGACACCAAACAGAAAACAAAAAAAGGTGGTTCTGAATGGTTAGTTAATACTTTTAATAGTTTAGGAACTTTAGATATAATTAAAGATAAAAATTTTAATAATCTCAATAAAGAAATATTAAAACATGTTAATATATATAACGAAACTTTAGGGTCAGATCATAAATATGAAAAATTATCTAATGGATGGTTTAACATATACAATAAAAACGATTATCAAGAATTTCATAATCATGCAGGTTATACTTTTTCAGTTATTTATTATGCACAAGTAGAAAATAATATTGAGGATAGATCTGCTACTATATTTAAACATCCTTATGAAGATATGAGACCACTCAAAGGAGTTGTAAGACTAAATCATTTATCTTATCAAACAGTCAAAATGAGACCAGAAAACAATAGTTTATTAATATTTAGAAGTTATTTACAGCATTACGTAGAAAAAAATAATAAAAATACTAGAATTACTTTAGCCTATAATATTGACTAAATTTTAATTAATGTTATATACAATTTACACATGAAAGAAGAACTATTACAGCTGTTTCCAACACCTTTATTAATTGTACCTTACGAAGAACCAATTGATAAAGAACTAGCGTATTTAAAAACTATTAGTTATCGTGAGCAACAACAAAACGGTAATTATAGATCTGATGATTCGTACTTGTTACGCAATGAAGAATTAAAAAACATAAAAAACTTTTTGGGTGAGGCTGTAGATAAATTTACTAAGAATGTAATGCAATCAAAACAAAGATTAGTGATTACTCAATGTTGGGCCAATAGAAATCCTAAAGGATCCAAGCATCATGAACATGTGCATCCAAATAGTATAGTGTCTGGTGTAATGTATTTTCAAATAAATGAAAAACTACCACCAATACAATTTTCAAAAACAAATCAAGACGGTATGAAACTAGATCCTATAAAATACAATCATGTAAACTCTGAGTCTTTTATGTTGCCTTGTAAACCAGGTGAATTAATATTATTTCCATCTTCACTAAAACATAGCGTGCCTATTAATCAAGGTGACGAAGATAGAATAAGTGTATCCTTTAATACTTTTAGTATTGATGTAATAGGATCAGAAAAATCACTAACTCATTTAGATATAAGGAGGTTAATGAATGAGCACAATTAAAAGTTATATATACGTAAAGAACCACATACCAAAAGAAGTATGTGAACAATTAATAGATGAATGCAATAATGGTATTTGGAAAAAACATACTTGGAATAATTATGCATCAGGCACAACATCATCTGAACCTACAAAAGAGTTAGATGTCATGAGTTGTACTAAAGAACAACAAGCAAAGATAACACCATATTTAGTTAAAGCATTAGGTGAGTATCAAGAAAAGCATAGTACACCAGGAGAAAAGACTCAAGGACCATGGCTCAGTAAGTTTAGTCCAATAAGATTTAACAGATATCAAGTTGGCACCATGATGAGAGAACACTATGATCATATACACAGTATATTTGATGGTCAAATGAAAGGTGTTCCGATAGTATCTATTGTAGCTAATCTAAATGAAGACTATGAGGGCTGTGAATTTTATTGCAGAGGAGAGAAAATTGAGTTAAAAACAGGTGATATACTACTATTTCCATCTAACTTTATGTATCCGCATGAGGTAAGGGAAACAATAAAAGGCACCCGATACTCTTTTGTAAGCTGGGCTTTTTAATATATAATGAGGTTATATGTTACAAAAAATAGGATTCCAACCAGGGTTCA